CTAAAATTAAATCCTGATTAACTAATGTTCGTGGTAAGTAAAATACATCTTGGCCATATATCTTTAGGCCTTCTATAATTAAATCTTCGTGTAATCTTTTTTCTGAATCACTTCCGATTCCATTGCCGCCTTGAAAGTAATGATTAACTGGCATGGCATTATCCTATCATGTATGTTACAGGCGTTTCGTATGTGCCTCTTATTTCTTCTTCTAATTTTCTTATATCTTCTTGTGCTTCTGAAAATAACTGTTGACCGTTTAGTGATACTCCACCAATCATAGTCACGCCATTAAATTTTGAAAGGTTTGCGCCCCATTGTCTTTTAAATAAGGCTGTGACGTATCTTTTTAAGTATATGTCATTGTAAACATCTGTCATAACTGTAGGGTCTAGTTTTCTAAAACATTCAATTACCAAATACTCACCAACCGTTATATCTGTTTTCCAATCCATATCTACATATAATCTATTATTGTATTGATTAAATCTAATAGGTTTTTCACCAACTAATATGTGGTCTAAAAAATCTAAATGTTTCATTACCATCTCATAATGAATAATTGAAGTAGATGAAAAATCATATAGATCATTTAATCTCATTTGATATCGTATATCAAACATATTTTGATTGCCTCTATTTGAAAGAGGAAATATTCTTGTAACTGCTAATACGGCTTCTGGCACTACTATAAAATTATTTTGTTCAGTCCATGTAGTAGTTACAGAATTTTTAGTTATACTTGAAGATGTATCTCCATCAGGAGATTTAATTCTATCTACGTCTGCTTGAGTAACTTGATATTTTAGATATGTTCTTTCAACACCATCATAGTGATATTGTGCGAAATATTGTAATGCTTCGTCTAATCTATCTTCTAATTGATCATCATCTACGTTGATTTCAATTACAGGTTTCCCTAGTGTTCTTAAAGCATACTGTTTTAATTGTTCTCTGCTTGCTGGATTGGCCATAGTATTCCTTTATAATTCTATGGTATATTTATAAGAACAGAAATCGTTATTTTAGCCTTTCTTTTAACCAACTCTCTATATTAATAGTAGGATTGTAACCTAGTATAGTTTTTGCCTTATCTATATTTGCAAGTGTTGCTCTAGCTTCACCTTTTCTAGGTGGTATATATGTAGTAGTATGATTATACATTTTTGCTAATTCATTAATAGAATAATTTTGTCCTCTACCAATATTAAATATTGTACCAAAATATTTTTTGTCAATTTCTTTGGTTGCAGCTAATATATTTGCCTGAATAGCATCTTCTACATTTGTAAAATCTCTTGTTTGTTCTCCATCACCCACGATTGTAAGTGGTTCATTATTTCTCATTTGTCTTTCAAAGATACCCACAACGGTACTGTATTGACCTTTCATTGGCTGTCTATCACCATAGATATTGAAATATCTAAAAATAATTGTTTCTACATCAAATAAATCGCTGTACATTTTACAAAGTTTTTCACCTGTAACTTTTCCTACTGAATAAGGATTTAAACAATCGTCTGGTTGATCTTCAACGTTGGGTATTGAATTTAATCCATAACCTGATGATGTAGATGAATAAACAACTCGTTTAACACCCATTTCTCTGGCGGCCTGTAATACAGAAGCTGTACCCATAACATTTGCATATATTGATTTTAATGGATTAATAATAGATGGTTGTATTCTCGCTTCTGCAGCTAAATGAAACACCACATCTACGTCTTCAAAGTGTGGTTTGATTTGATCAAAATTTGTTACGTCTAAATTTAAATTTTTAGCATCATCATTATAATAAAATTGTTCTGCTGATTCTGAACTCTCATTATCTATTACAGTGACTTGATAATTATTGTGAATTAACTTATCTACTAAGTTTGATCCTATAAATCCAGCGCCGCCTGTTACTAATACTTTTTTCATATTAATTTTTTCCTATAATTTTAAATGTGTTTAAAGTATCTATTTCTAAATCACTACACCTATATTCAAAATTAGTATTTAACTGAGTTTTACCTAAATTTTTATTATTATATGTATCTACAGTTGCATGAGTACCGTTTATCCCTATATTTTTTGAACGAGAAATCTTAGGAACTATCATGGATAGATTTTGTTTTTTCATAATATTTTCTGTTATGTGTATATCCCACCCCATACTATAGTCAAAACTCCAAAATTTTTTAATATATAACGTCCAATTTTTATTTGTTGTTGCCCAACCCCAAGCATTAAACCAGCAAATTTTATATAATTTTGTTGTATTATGAATAACATTTTCAAAGCTTTGATGGGCATACAGATTAAATATTGCAATATTTTTTTCTTTTTCTGATATGTGTAGCATACACTCTAGCAATCTCAAACTATCTTTCGTCACAACAATATCATCTTCAGCCATAACAACAAAATCATACTTTAATTTATCAAAAGAATAACTTAACGCATTGTACATGGCATTATTTACACCTTTTTTTGGATTATTAGTTATAATTTTTATTTTTTGTTTTGAGGCATTAATTTTTTTTTTTATAAACTCTCTTATAAGGTTTTTAATCTCTTGCGTTTTATCAGAATAATCTATAAAAAAATACAAATCATACTCATTTATTTTATCTGTATTTTTCCATGAGTTTAATACTTGTGAAAAATATTCAGGACGATTATATGCTATAAAATTTATACATTTTTTCATATTATTAATCACTAAACAACCCGTTAGAACAATCATAATTCAATAACTTAAAATCATCTTTATAATAATCAAAAACATATTGTATCGTATCTTTAGGATGATTTTTAATCAATAATCGTAAAAACTCTTTGTCACTTAATGTATGGGCATTTGATTTATTTACAACAGATAATTGATGTTTAGGTAATGAGAATTTTTCTGTAAAATTATTTAAGTCATTTTGTAAATTTTCAAAACGTAAAATATACACCTTATCTTTATTAAAATTAAAAAAACTTGTTTGTTTCATAATACCATAAGTATCAAGTAAATTATCAATAGCTAACATTTTATACTTTTTCAGATATAACATTTTTGTTTTTCTATCATTAATATCTACTATCAATTTATTATTATTATCTAACTTAAAGGTATGATCTTGTGAATATCCTCTTTCTATTATTTTTTTTATACTTTCTTTTAGTATAGGTAACATTTCACCAATATCTATTGACAACCAATAATGTCCTTTTAAAAAATAATAAAAACTTTTTAACTTAGATATAGGATTTCGCACAACAGTAAATTTTATTGAGTTTTTATATTCAGTATCAGTTAAGATATATCTGTAATCATCTAACGGTATATGAGTATATGTGTCACAAATGAGTACATTTAAATTTCTTGTTTTTTGTAAAAAGTTAAGATCCATTTGTTTTTGATAATACTTATTGACAAAGGAATCATTTAAAGTTTTCATATAGTTGGTTATTGAAGATCCAGCTGTTTTTGGGATATGAATAAAAAGTAAATTATATTTTTTAGAAAACATATATTGCAAATAGAATAGTATTTTATTTTCTGATTATATAATCATTTATAATTAATAAATCTAATGCTGTTCGTTTGAATGTTCTAATAGCTTGTTCAGGTGTTTCTACAATAGGCTCTTGGCAATTAAAACTTGTGTTTAATAACATAGGTATACCTGTAATTTTATAAAATTCATTTATAATATTGTAAAATTTTTCATTAAAGTTTTTATTCACAGTTTGTATTCTTGCGGTGTTATCTTTATGTGTTATGCCTGGTACTTTATCACTTTTAACTTTACATATTCTACTCATATAAGGACTAGGCAATCTTGTATCAAAGTATTCTTTATAGTGTTCTTCTAATACAGCAGGTGCAAATGGTCTAAAATCTTCTCTCATTTTTATAGTATGATTAATAATATCTTTGATGTTAGGATTACGAGGATCAGCCAATATACTTCTATTGCCTAATGCACGATTACCACTTTCTGATTTGCCTTGAAACCAACCAACTATTTTACCATCAGCGATTGCCTGAGCAACTTCTTTATAATTCACTTGTTCACCTTCATTATATTCATATTCTTTACCAGCAAATGTTTCTGATTTGTGTATATTATTATTTAATATATAGTCAGCGTGTTGATATGTACCTATTGCCTGTCCTTCATCACCCACAGCAGGTGGTACAAATACATTTTCATAGTGATTAGTAAATTCTTCGTTCATATAACCATTATATGCAACACCTCCTGCAATACACAAGTTATCACAAGATTTTAATGGATATACGTGTTCTTTTATTTTATCTATTGTAAATTTTTGTAGTGTAAATGCTAGATCATCTATATTTGATGAGTCTATCTCTTTAAAATGTTTTTGTTTCTTTTCAGTAATAGGTCCATTAAGTATGATTTCAAACACATTATAATAATATTGACTAAACTGGCCATATCCAACTTTACCCATTAATTTACTTGCACCTAAAGTTCCAAAACCAGTTAAGTTAGACATATGATTCCATAACCAACCAATAGGTAATTTATCAGACAAGTCTATCAAATTTTGGTCTTTATCAAAAAAGACACATCTATATTTTGATCCTATGCCGTCAATTGCTAGTATATCTGATTGTTCAAAACCTGAATTGATAAAGGCATAAGTGGCATGAGATTGATGATGATCTATAAAATATAATCCATCTTTGTAATAATAATCCCAAAGTTTTTTTGGTTCATATTTGAATACATCTTGCGGTAACATATCTTTACACATTCTGACACCACCATAGGTGTATGTAAATGCTAATACATCATCTTTCTTTTTAAAATACTCTTTTATAAACTCCTCATTTAAACGATAGTCTGCAGGATTTAAAATATCTGATTGATGAGCATAGGCCTCAGTGTGATATGGTAGATTATGTTTAAATCTAGTATGTCTTTCTCTTTGATTGTGATATATACCATCATATGTATTGTGGTCATGTAGGTTCAATGCTACACTATAAATTTTCATAAATTAACTCCATTATTTTTTTGTGCCCGTCTGCATTTGGGTGTTTATCATATTTCGATATACAATATTTATCAATATTTTTTTCAAGTATATCTTGCATTGAATAACCATTTAATTTTTTATCTAGTGGCCATCCTATAAAATTTTTTTTATTAATATTTTTAAATAAAACATTTTTTGCAATATACTTTGACGCTAAAATATGAGTTTCTTCATTTATATTCCAAGACTTATTGTTTGGAATAATTCTCAACATTTGAACTTGTTTATATGGTATTTTTATATTTTCACAGAATGTCTGAAATGAATAATAATAACTTAGTGCTCTCTTAGTGAAATAAAAAATATCTCCTTTATTATCGATTCTACTGTTTTGTTTTTTACCTTGAATTTCCCAATCTCGCCGAATAGATTCTGACCAAGCAGATACAACCAGTCCTATACGATCTTTATTTAATCTTAATATTCTTTCTATCAATGAATTATGTATATACTCAACACCGGAACCGACAAAACCCAAATTAATACATTCCATGTTTAATTTGTTAGCTAATAGTTCAGGCCATTTAGGCCAAGTACAGTCCATTTCAGGATGAGATGTTGAATACACTGCGTTTTTATCAGTAAAACTACACCCACTAACTAACAATATTTTTTTCATATTAATTTTTTTATTTCATCTCGCAACAAAAGAATTATATCTTTGTTTTTAATTTTAATAGTTGTATCTTGTTCCCATTTTAATAGATCGTTTTTAACTACAACATTATAACTATTATTACTGCTACGCACTACTTGAGTAAAATCATTTGATATATGAAACACATAATTATTTTCATCAAAATCAATTACAAATCCATTTTCATACAACCTTTTACTTAATTCTGGCTCTTCAGCTAACATCCAAGTTTTTGACGAGTTGTTTTTATCTAAATTACCACCATATATTTTTAAATTTGGATTAAATTTATTTTTTAAAAAACAATTTTTTTTTATTATAAAAAAAGTTCCACAAAATGTAAGTCTATTGTCTTTTTTATTGTGATTGTAATCAACCATTGTATGCATATTGTCATCAATAATAGCTCTGTCCCAATAACGTCCGCCGTTTGGTATATAAATTTTATTTGTTAAAAAATTCCAATCTTTATTTTTTTCATTATAATCTATAAATTTTTTAAACCAATCTTCAGGAATTAACATATCATCATCGCAGCACACCACAATGTTCGATTGAGTTTTTTCAATTAACTGATTTCGTAATCGCCCTACATATCCATTTTTAGCAGCATCAGAAAAATTATGCAAAAAAATATTGTTTTGAGTTTCAAAGTCTTTAAAATTATCAACAACGCCTCCAACATGAATATTAAATTTATTATCAGTTGAATTTTGAATAGATTTAACAAGTCTATACAAATCTTTTATTTTTTTTCCATTAGTACAAATAACAAATTCTAAATCTATCATGCTTTAAATTTCAATCTTTTTAATTTTTCCAATTTATTAAATATTTTTTTTCTTTTTTCTTTTTTTATTTTGTCATTTCCAAATAAAGTTATTTCCAATTTTTTATAAATATCGTCCCTATCTTTTATAAAATTCCATCCTTTATATTGATTTTTTCCAGTCCATCCTATATTATGATGAAATCTTTTATTAATTTCAGGATGCAAAAATGTTAAATTTGGATCAGACTGAATTCCTCCCTTACCATATTTTTCATTTAAGTTGACAAAAGAAAGTTTT